TCATTTGTCCTGCACTTCTTGCGCAGTATGATTTTCGCCTTTTAGCGGCAGCGGACCCTTTCTTAACTTTACCAGTCACAGCTGTTTTTAATTTTGAACCGGGATTTTTTCTTCTATAGGCAGCGACACCGGCTCGTGTCATACCTGCGCCCTTTTCTGTAGGACGAAAATTTTTTTTATTTCTTGCTGGCATGTTATCTTGCTTTCGCATTTTTAATAACTCCTTTTAAAGTCTTAGCTTGACCAGCGTGTAGTTTAGATGCTTTTTTTAAACCTTTAATTACTTTTTTTATTTTTTTTATTTTTTGTTTTCCCATTATACTCTACCTCCAAATGACATACTTTTTCTTTTTTTTGTAAAAGTTGCGACGTTAGTTGGCTTACCACCCACACCTTGTGCTTTACTTCTTTTCCTTGCAACGGCACTCCGTTTCTGGGAGTCTGTCATGCTTGCTGCTTTGGCAGCAGGGACGCACTTTGGATACTTTCTTTTTGATCCACTTGCAGATTTTCTTCCACATTTTTTAAAACCTCCGTCTTTTTTCTTGGCACCAATGTCTACCCAATCTTGTTTGAACCATTCTTTTAAACCAGCCATTAGTAGACCTTTGTTACTTTTCTTCTATTAGACATGACCTTACCACAACCTCTAGCGATATTGCCGTTTTTAAAACCTATTCTACCACCATCTTTTTTTCCTGCAGGTTTAGGTCCTTTAAAATCTTTTCTTTTTGTACCAGAAGGATCTTTAATTTTACCCGCACAAATTTTACTAGCGTAGGCATTTGCGTATGCCGACGGGTAAACTGCAAATTTTCTTTTTGCGGCTGACTTACCTCTAGGACAAAGTTTAGTCATTATTTTTTCCTCGCTGTCTGTTTTGCACGTTTAAAGTTTGCTGCAGTTGGTGCACCCTTTGCACCTTTCTTTCGCATTTTACCGCCACGTTTACGTTTAGCGTGAATGTTGGCGTATAAACCTGGACCAGCCATTACTTCTTCCTTGCTCTACCACCTTTTTTAGCAACCATTCTTTTTGGGTTGTATCCAAATTTTTTTGCTAATTCGGGTTTCTTTTTAGCTAACTTTGCTAAACCAGGGTTTTTACTTTTACTTATCGCTTTTCCCATTTTATTCTCCTTTATCTTTTAACTTCTTTTCCACAAACAGCACAAACTCTAATGTAAACATCTTCGACTTTTACAGCTACAAAAGTTTTGCAGTTACAGAATAACTGTTTTATTTTTTTAATAATCCACTTGATCATTATCTATTGATCTTGCCTTTTTTCTTCATTGCAGAACCAAATTTACCGTAAGACTCATCTCTCGAAGCTTTTAATTGCTTCTTAGTTCTTTTCTTTTTAATTCTCATAGCAATAGATTCATCTTTTCTATCTTTGTAACCTTGTTTCTTCTTCTTAACTCGGCCACCTTTTTTCATCATAGCACCACCTTCCATGCCCATGTCTGATGGATAATAACCAGATCTCATATCTCGTCTCATCATTCCACCACCCATAGCTTTTGTTCTAGGTTGTGCAGTTTGTGTGTTGTATCTTGAATTTGCCATTATTTTTTTCCTCCTTTAAATGCTCTTCCAAAGCCACGTTTTGCAGCTCCAGTTGCTTTTGCTTTTTTAACTCTTCCACCTGATTTGAAAGTATTTCCTCTGTTTGTTAATCTTCCTCTAATAATTCTATTACTATAAGGATTTAAAATACTAGGAGGAGCTTCTACACCAGTAACTGAATTTGCTCTTCTATTTAAAGTCATACCAGGACTATCAATAGTATTACCCGCTGAATCAATAATTCTATTTCTAGTTCTAAACGTGTTGTTATTTACTTTTAAATCTTCAACTTTAGGTGAAGTAACAATTTTTTCTTTAAACTCCATCATATCAGAACCACTATCATCTTCTGCTGATCTAATTCCAGCATCAATAGCCGCGTTTCTTTTATTTCTTGCAGCAAGCCCTAAACCAATTGCACCTAATAATCCTAAAATTTTTTTGTTTCGTCTTCTAGATTTTTTGCTCATTATTTTTTACCACCATTTTTAAAAATTTGTGTTCCCTTTATACCATATATGCTCGCAACCACAAGGATCCAAAGATTTGTGAACCATGACGGCAGCGACTGGAAATGCTCAAAAAAGACTTTTATCTTGTCCATAGCTTGGACGTCGTCTGAAAAGACCCCATATGCGAGCACCACGATTGGCAACGTGAGAATTATCAAAACCGCCTCATCCTTGTAATCTGCTTGTCTAGCTTCTAGTAATTTTCCTTGGTAAGCTTCCTCACCTCGAGCTTGTCTTTCAGCATGCAATAGCTGTGCGTCAGACATAGCGACTTTTGCCCTCTGCTTGTTAGCATAAATTTTACTTCCAGCAGAAACGGCTAATTTAATTGCCGAGAACCACATGTTAGTACCAAGTAGCCTTTACAGGTTTTTTGTCAGCTCTAAGTCTTTTAGTGCCTCTTACTTCCACAACTTGTGATTCAAAAGGTTTAGTTGCTTCAATAACGATTCCGCCTTGTTGCATACCATCTTTATCAGCACCCAGCTCTGGAGTAACATTTGAGTTTTTATTTTTTTTATTCATAGTTTCTCCTTATATTATCTTTTAGGACCTTTCAAGATCCTTACGTCTGTTTGTTTCATCATGTCATTGACCATTTTAGAATCAATTCCCATTTGTGTTTTTGTTAGCGATGTATCAGCTCTTAACTCTGCTAATTCTTCGTTTTGTTGCAGTTTCTCATCAAACTGTTGTTGACCCATTAACTGTTTTGAACGATCTAAATCAATCTTTTCTTGTGCTTGATCACGTTTTGCAGCGTCATCCATAGCTCTTAAATCAAGTTCTCTTGCTTTTAATGCTGCAATAGGGTCTCCATTAAAGCCACCCATAATTTTATTTTCTTCATTTTTAAATTCTTCGGTCATTTCTGCAATTAATTTAGCTTTTCTAGACTCTAAACTCATAGACATTTGCATAATTTGTTGTTGATACTGAGGATCTTGTTGTAACATTGGGTTTTGTTGCGCCATTTGTTGCATTTGCATCAATTGTTGTATCTCATCTCTAAATTCTACCTCTAATTGCTCTTGTGCCATCAAAGAAATGTGTTCAAAAATGTTTTTTTCGAGTGCACCCATCACAACTGGACTATTTCTAGCAATATTTGTTGCCATAAAGTTTAAATGGGTCGTAATATGCGCTTGATGGTCCTGTCCTTTAAAAGCTTGGAATGGTTTGCCTGACATTGCAAGAATATTTTCGGTTGCAGGGTCCATTGGTTGAGGTTGTTGTGGTGGTGGCAAAATTTTATCGATATTTTTTACACCAATCGCAGTGTACATTGCATGAAACGCTTCATACAAATTGTGCATTTGCGGATTTGACATCGCAAGTTGTAATTCTGTTTGTGCTAAACTAATTCTTTGTGATTGAGAAAAAATATTTGGGTCTGCAACAGGTATAATATCAACTTTGTCATCAAAATCTGCAACTTTAATATTTCTTTGACCACCTACTACATCATAGGGATACTCTTGAGGCAGGTAAGTTTTAAAAACTCCAGCTAATAATTTAAATTCGCTCTTCATCGCCACATACAATCTTTTGTGTATGGCTGACATGACTCTGGAACCACGTTCTAAGAGAGCAATGGTCGTACCAACAGCTGCTTGTTGGTTGCCGTCTCCGACCTGCATGTCAGCGATGGCGGCAAATCGTTGCCCTGCACTTACCACAATACCCATCAACTGTAATAAAGTTGGTGACGGTTCTTTAAATGGTAATGGCATAAATGCATCTTTGATACTTCCTCCAGGTGCATCTACATCTCTGAATTCTCCAGGTTGAATTGCTTGTGCTTCATCTCTAACTCTGATTCCACGTTGTTTAAATCCTGCTGGTAAATTACTTAAAGTTCCTGCGTCTAGTAGTTGACGTAAAGCAGTAGTTGCCGTTCGTGACAAACCACCGATCATATGTATTAATCCAAAACCATAAAAACCCATTCCAGGTAAAAATTTAAAATGTACAAAATAATCTATTTTAGATTTTGTTGGATCTTCTGCTTGGAAGTTTCTTCTTATTGATAATATTTCTCTGCTACCCATTTCAAGAGTTACAATGTATGGAAGTTTAATTCCTGTCGGTTCTCCTGCTGAGTCTTTATCTTCAAAACCTTCTAAATCTAAGTCAGTATGTATTTCTAAAATTGTAAATACATCTTCATCTCTAGTTTTCTTTACACCTTCCAATTCTCTTTCTTTTTTTTCTACTTCTGTTTCTTCATTGTACCCTGGTGTTAATTCTATGTCTTTGTAAAAACCTGAAACTTGTTTTTTTCTAACTTCGTTTTCAGACATTTTAATCATGTGAATAACAGACTCTGCATCTTCTAAAGAAGTTGCAGTGTAGGGTACTACTAAATCATCAGCCGGTACAAATTTAGACACGGCTCTGCCAAGTAGTTCATCGTAATAAACTTTCTTGAACGCAGAGCCGGCAAGAGGGAGATAAAAAAGCATTTGATCGAACTCGGGTTCATACTCCTTCATCACATCCATGAGCTGATAGTTCATGAATTCTTTAACTCTGTTTGATTGATCTTCTCTGGCTCTATCTGCTAGTCCAACTATTCTAGTATGCACTGGACCATTAGCCGGTAATAATTCTTTGTAAGCTTGTGCTTGAAATTGTGTTACTGCTTCTGCAAGAACAGGATGCGTTGCACCACTTGCTCCTTGAAAAGGCTGAGTTGGATTTTCATATTTAAATCCTAAAAGATCTAAACCTTTTGTATAACTATCTTCCCAATCTTTTCTAGAAGATTTATATTGATTGTAGTTTGCTGCAAGTTCAGAACCTAAACTACCTAAAACATTGTCTGGTAAAAGTTCTGCTAAGTTATCAAAATGAGATTCACCACCACCTGCATTAACTGCTTCTGGATCAAAATTAATTGTTGCACTACCGTCTTCTTCTTGAGTTACTTGTATATCATCTGGTCCAACTTGCTCTTCAATATTTTCTTGTTGAGCCTCAACAATTTCGTCTTCTCCAGGTACTTTAATTTCAGTCTCTACGTTTGGTAGGGCTTTGTCTATATCTGCCATTTATATTCTCCGAGTTCGTTATTGTTGTAACCTGTTTTGTGGGAACATTCAACCCCTGTGAGTCAGGCCCTTTTAAAGGTGGAATTTCTTTCCATTTAACGTGTTGCATATTTACCACAAGAGTTTTATTCTTCACTAAACATACCTCTCTTATTCCTGTAATCATCAAAAGTTTCATAACCACTAATACCCAGTGATAATGCTAGACCGGGTAAACCAAATCTACGTGATACAGTTTTTAATACACTTGGACTAATTCCAAGTCTCATAGTTTTTGCAATCGCAGGACTTAATCCTTTTGTTGCAAATTCAGTTGCAGGACCTGCAAATGCTGCACCCATATAATTAAATGGGTTAGTTGCAATGTCGGTTAATGAATCTCCTTGTTGTATTTGACCTGCAATAAACAAAGGCTCAGTTGCAAGTAACCCTGCAGGAGTTCCAAGAGTTGCTAATCCTCTTCCTAAAGTTTTTAATGCAGTCTTTGTAATTCCAGATGGTTCTTTTCCAAATCTTTTAGATGTTGCAGCTTTAATTGTAGAAGGTGCAACGGCTGCCGTACCTGCTACAGCTGCACCGCCTAATGCTGGTAATTGATAATCTAATATTGCAGGACTCTCTTCTGGTGTATCATCTAATTTTCCTGTTACCATATCGATTAATAAATTTTTTTGTTGATTCTCATTTGATAAATAAGTTGATGGATCGTCGTTCATAAATTTTTTAACAAGACCCGCGGCTAATGCACCACCTGCTGCAATCGCTCCATACTTACCAGCTCCTTTTACAAAGGGACGTTCTAAAAATTTTGTTGCTGCAGTTTTTAAAGTGTTGGGAGCTGTGTCTATTTTTTCAATCTGTCGTGTGACTGTTAGAGGATCATTATCAAATGCAAACTCCATTTGTCTTGCACAATTACTTCCGGCAGCGTAACCAATTCTTCCACCTTCAGCTCTAAATATTTGACACACACCGCCTTCATTAGTTCTGGCAGCTTTTAATAATTTGTTTTTAAAAAATAAATCTAAGGTTTTATTTTCAGGAATATCTAGTTTTAATTTATCAAGAGAATATCTTTTATCTCTGATTCCTACAGTTTTTTGATCTAGACTAGAAAAATATGCATTAGAGTGCGCAGCATTTTTAGTGTATTGTTTTATAGAACCCTCATCAGTGAGTAAGTCTAATGTTGGAGTCTTGTCTATAAGACCAACCTTTTGACCAAATTTAAAATCTATATCATCTAAATAACCTTTACCTTTAACCTTAGTTCTATCATTAAAATCTTTTCTAAGATCTTCTATTTCAGATCTCAAAGACTTTTTTATATCTACATCTGTTTCATTATTATATTGGTAAACTAATTTTATTAATGGCGTATCGAACTGAGTATTTTTAAATTGATTAAAAGCTTGGGGAACATATTGGGCTTTTAACATAAAATTTTTAGGATAAAAACTTCCTGTGTTTATTAAAGCTTGAGGTGTAGAATGTTCTAACACCATGGCACTTCCTTTTGTAAGATTAGGAAACTCTGTTTTTAATTTTTTAAATACAGTCATTCTATTTCGTTGAATAGTTTTAAGTGCAGAATCTAATCTAGCTCTTTCCGCATTTGGTATGTCTGTTTCTAATTTATCAATAATATCTTGCTCTAGTGTTCTAAACTGAAACGCTTCGTATAATTTTTTATTAAAATCAAAACCCTTGTTTTGTAAATATTTACCTGCAGCAGAATCTGATCTAATTTTGTTTCTACCTAAAAAATTAGATGTTGCTTTTACTAACGCTTTATTCTCTTTTAATAATTCTTTCCTATCAACATCTGTTAGATAAAATTTAGATGCCATCTCATTTATATTTACAAAATTAGGATTGTTTTCTAAAAGTTTAACGGCCATCAAAGATTTAATTTGTTCAGGGTGCCTTGGAAAATTACCTGTCATCTTAAATCCTTCGGTTATTTCATAATTTCTTGGTAGTTGAAACTTACGTCCTTTTAAAAATTCGTAAGTCTGGTCTGCTGTTTTAGAAAATCCTTCTGGAACGCTAGTGTATTTTTTATCTTTTGTAAAAAACTTTACGGCATCATCATATAATTTAGATGGACCATTACTGACTTTATATTTTGGGTCTTTTGAATTTTTATCAATAAATCCTAATAAATCTTGAGAGTAACCTTTTTTAACTTCTATAAAGTCTGTCATTTTTTGTGACCCTGCTTTAGCTGCGTCGGCTCTACTTAAAGGAGCAATAACAAAAGGTTTTCGTTTATTATATGCAGCTGCTAAATCTTTTAAACCTTGTTCGGTTCTACGAAAAAATTGTGTTTTTTTACCTTTGTAATCTGGAGATATGTTTGATGGTTGTCCAAACTGTAGTCTAAAATACTCAACTCCATTTTCAACAATAGGATAAATCCCTAATCCAGGAATTTTATTTTTTATATATTTATAGGGGTCCATTAGACCTCCAGGATCTTAGCTAGGCCACCACTTTTAAAATCAATAGGTTTACCTAATCTCATTAGTATTTCTCTAACGCCGTCTGGATAGTCGTCTGGGTTTTTTAAAACTTGATTTAACATTTTAAAATATTCTGTTTTTTCTTTACCAACTAAAGATTTGTCTGTTGCTAAACTTTTAAATAAATCTGTTATGTCTTCTGCTTCGATACCGTATTTACGAATAGCTTGATAACCTGCTTTACCGAGTCTTCCTATACCACCTGCAAAAAATCCTGCACGTCCACCATCAGCCATTTCTTCAATAAACCTTGCTGTTAGTCTATCGAATCTTGGATCAGTTGGACGTAGACCATTCGCATCTACGACATTGTTTAAAACTCTTTGTGTAAAAATTACAATTTCTTCGGAGCTTGCACCAGATGGTAATGCTTCTAAAATTTTTGGACCAAAATATTTATTAACTAATGCTAAAGGGTCTCCAGCAATTCCACCGCCACCTTCTGTAATATATTTAACATCAATCTCCTCTATAATATCTGAAAGGTTTGTTTGATTAGGATTTTCTTTTTTTAAAGCCTCTACTAAAAATTCTCTAGCTGTTCCACGTTTAGCAGGACTGCCACCTTTGTTAGTCATAACTGTTCTGTATTGTGCAGCAAGTTCTGGATCAGATTTTGCAAGCTCCTTAATTGTTCTTGCAAATCCTTCAAAGCCTTGTTCAACCGGTGCTGCAATATCTTCTGGTCCGCCACGTGAACCTGGAGGTGGTAGATCATCTGTTATTCTAGGTGGTAAATCTTGTATGTCTTCTATATTACGCTCAGGTACATCTATGTTTTTTAATTTTTTTAATTGAGCTGCTTCTTCTGGAGCAACATAACCATAGTCATCTGCCATAAGTCTAAGTGATGCTAAACCTTCTTGATCTAGGTTCCTGGTCCCTGTTGCCATATCCGTGATGTTTGCTGGGGGTGCTGGTGGATTATAAAACTCATCCATCTTCATCATGTTAGTTAAAAGTTTGTTAGCTTGTACGTCGTTTAATTTTTCAGCTGTTGCAAACCCAACCGAACTTTTTAATTCTTGTAATGCTTTGCTTTTAGATATTGCACCTAATGCCTCTATGTTTAAATCCATGTCTAGGAAAGGCTCTGAGGACTTACCGGTTCCCATAAAATTGACATTGGACCGGGTACCAAGGACATCGGACAAGTTTCCACCCAATTTAGAATAGAGTTTAATGATTGCGTCGATAGTTTGTTTTTTAGCCATAATACTTTACGTGTCCTCTTACAATAGGCTCGTCTTGATAGTCTTCAGGATGTCGAACCAAACCACCCTGTCTAATTCTCATAATGGCCTGTGTCGTACTATCGACATAGTCATCATATTCTCCAAATGGAAAAGCTGCACATTCTTCTACAACTTCCTGTGCAAAATGCTCATGCATAGGAGCCCATATTTTTCCACTCTCAAAGAGCGGAGCTACGGAGTTTAATCTTGTATGTTTATCATTTCCTTTTGAGGGTGTAAAGTTAATAACCGGAATATCCATCTGTCTTAATTCATGGGTCAGAGGTAGTCCAGAAGCTTTTGCTTCCACAATTACCATATCAGGATTCCAGTCTCGATACTCTTCTAATGCTACACGCCGAAGTTCTGGAAAATCATACCGGTCTTTAAATGCATTAAGCAGTATTATATTTTGCCCTGATTCCTCAGTCGTGAATACTCCCCACGTGGTTATGGCACTAAAGTCAGATGTGGTTTTTTTAGTAAATGCAGTATCGTAAGATTGTACAATATAATCTAATGGTGGTGGATACTTGTTCGTCCAGTCACGCCACCAATCTCTTTTGAGGATTGCACCTTCTTCAGAAGTCGGGTTCTGCATATATTGGGCCAACCAATTGCTGACTGGAATAGATGCTTTAGTTTTAAGTAATTCTTCACTGGTCCAAAATTCTGGCCACACAGGTTTTCCTGTTGGTAGGATTGCTGGTAGTTCCACAACTTCCCATTGATCACTGCCTTCCTCACTTTGTGCTTTTAATAATTGACCGGTTACATCTTTAGTTGACCACCTGGTCATTACAATAACGATAGCACCACCAGGCTGTAAACGCTGACGTGGACCAGCTGTGTACCAGTTCATTGCTTTCTCAAAAGCTTTACCATCTGCGCGAACATCTTGTTCTTTGTGCGGGTCATCAATAATTAATAGATCAGCACCACGACCTGTGATTGCTCCACCAACACCAGCTGCAAAGTATTCTCCACCTTGATCAGTTTTCCATTTCCCTGCTGCCTGACTATCTTCTTGAAGTCTAGTTGTAAAAAGTTCTTTGTACTTTTCTTCATCAACTAAATTTTTAGTCTTACGACCAAAGTCAATAGCAAGGTCTGCTGTGTGTGTTGCTTGAATAATTTTTAATTTTGGATTCTTACCAATCATCCATGCCGGGAGTAAGTATGAGGCAAACTCCGACTTTGTGTGTCTTGGCGGCATGTTTATGATTAGACGTTTAATTTTCCCATTAGCGAGATCATTAAATTTTTTATTAATAATTTTATGATGGGACCCCTCTATAAACTCAGGCCACACATACTTAACAAAACTTAAAAAATTTTTTGTAATATTTGGACGGGCTTCGTCCAATGCTA